TTTCAGCAATCTTTACTGCTGTTACTGCGTTATCTGCTATTTGTAATGTTGTTACAGCATTAGTTGCTATCTCAGAACTGCCTACAGCATTTTCCGAGATGAGTGNAGANGTTANAGCATTANTTGCTGGAAATGTATCTACGGGTCTCTTACCTATATATGCCATTATGATTGCTCCATGACTGATACGATTGTATCTATTGAACTGGCTGTGTCAGATTCTACTTTTATTATATCGCCTGTTTCGAGTACTAGTTTTTGGTCTCCGCCCACTGCTACGAGTGAACCACCTTCAAAAACCTCTGCGTTCTTCACAACAAAGAAATGTGTAGAAGCTGAACTATCAAGCACTCGAATACTTACTTTTACAGGGCTAGTACTTGTTACATTTGCACAAGTAAGTCCGATTACAGTAGTTGTTGTTGCGCTTGGAACGGTATAAACTGAAACTTCAGATGTACCTGTAGCTGCTGCGGCAGCATTTTTGAATGTATTTGCCATATTATTATCCTAGTGCTATTGCGAGTGCGATAACATCATCTTCTACAGCTTGAGCAACAATCGCATCATCTGTTTTCCGAAGATATATCTTTCCGTCTACTGCGCTTATTGCAAGTTCCCCAACATCTATATCACTAGTTGTTGGTGCTGTTGTGTTATTTGTATTTCTTTTTAATTTAATTTGTTGAGTCATTAGCTATATGTTCCACCGTCTATGTTTTGGTATGCTAAAGCTGAACCATTAGATACTAAAATTTGTCCTGAAGAACCAACTGAAGATAGTCCTGTACCCCCTTTAGATGTTGCAATTGCTGTTGCGTTCCATACACCTGTTGTAATTGTTCCTATTGTTGCTAAGTTTGGTATAGATGTAATATTTGATTGTGCTGCTCCCATTACAGTGGTTGCTTGTGTAGCAGTACCTTCTAAGTTTGCAACGATTGTTCCTGCTGTTCCACTAAATACACTGCTAGTATCTGTAGCGTCTGGAATAAAAGTAAATTTACCTGCACTATCATCAAACCCGAAGAAACCAGTTTTTGGTCCTCCATCACTCCATTTAAATTTAATACCTCTGTCTAAGTTGTCATCAGAACTAGATTCTCCAATTTCAAATACTGGATCAGCGATTGCAACTGTAGTTGAATTTACAGTAGTTGTTGTACCACTTACTGTTAAATTACCTGTAACTGTCATATTGTCATTAACAGTAACTTCTGAAGTTGTATGTCCAATAGATATTGGAACACCTGAATTTGCTGTACCAATNGCAATTCCACCAGTAGTATCAGTAGTATCAATATCAATATCATCTGTTGCATCAATATCGAAAGTGCTGACATTCATGTCCATTGCACCAGTTATTGTAAGTCCTGCAATAGTTCCTAAACTTGTTATATTTGGTTGAGCAGCTGTAGATAAAGTACCTGCTACTTGACCTGAACCTCCATAAATTACTGCTTTTCCGTTTACAACTGTATTTGCGACTGACCCATCTAATAAGTTAAGTTCTGCCGCCGTAGATGTAATACCATCAAGTGCTGAATTTATTTCTGTTGCTGTTGCTGTAACTAAAGTATCTGAACCAGAAGTTCCTAAGTATAGTGCTGCTGTTCTTAATTCTGAGGTAGATTTATTTGCATCTACAATAAGTGCAGAACTTGCTGTAGTAGTACCATGTGCATGATCCATTAAGTTGCTGAAGTAATTACCGCCAATTACTGTTACAGCGTTTGAATTTGCTGGATCTCCAATAAATAATCTTTGACCAAGATTGCTTTGTGTACCTGTTCCCCCAGAGAAAGCTAATTCACCTGCGTTTAAAGCACTAGGCGCGGTAGCTCCTGTCGTTCTTTTAATTTTGATTATATTTACTGCCATGTTGTTATCCTAGAATGAGCCTCCGTCTAATGTGAAGCTCGTGGGAGAAGATCCCCCTGCTGAGGCAATTGTGTGCCATTCGAATCCACCTGGTACTTGTCTATATACAAATAATTCATCTGATGAAGTATTGTACCATAGATCGCCTTCTGCTAAGTTATCCCCAGATGGTGTGGATGCTTGCCTAAAAAATTGGTCTGCTAAGTCTGCTAATGCTTCTTGAACATTTCCTCCAGGTAGTGTCCCTGTTGCTGAGTATGTTACTTCTCCTGCTTGGTTTGCTGGAAATGTTAAATCGGTAGTTGTGGTTACAGTTATAGGATTGTCACTTTGATTTAGTGTAACAGCAGTATTTGTTTCATTTACTGTTACATAAGTAGGTGTTTCTGTGACTGTGACTGTTATTGCCATTATCTTGTAACTTCTGGAGATACAGTAACATTTCCTTGTAATATTCTAGTTACTGAGCCTGCACCTGAAGTGATCTCAATGTCATATACATATATTCCTTCTTCAATACCTGAAGTTGTAGAATTAGTCATAGTAAGAGTTATTTCCCCGCCGGACGCATTAGAAATGGTACATGATATTGTACCCACTACAGTACTAGAGTCGTGTGTTGATCGAATCTGAGACGCAACAGAGTACCCAGTCAAATTCATTGCTGATCCATTCTCCTGCAAAGTCAGTACACGATTGAAAGTTGTTCCTTGCTCTATCGTGAAATTGTATGTTCCTGCCGCCATAATTGTTTTACCTCCAATCTGTTAATTATACCAAAAATTTACCTATGATGTCAAGGATAATTTTTCCAATGTGAAATCATCAGACATCACTTTCCTCATACGTTACGATAGCATCTATTGAAGAATCTGTTGTACTTAGAACTGTTATGTAATCGTTTGCACTCATTGATAAAGTTCCACTACTACTTATAGCTATGTGTCTTTGCCCTTTATCTAATACTCCATTTTTTATAAAGTATACAGTATTATTGTCTATAGCGTTATAATATCCAATATGAAATGTAAGTAAACTTTCTGTAATATTAGATACTGTTACCATTGATACAATTGCTGTCTTGTCCGTAGGACATTGATAAATTTTTGTTTCTGTCAAGCCAATGCTTGAATATGTTTTTGTTGTCATGTTATGCTCCTTGTAAGTCAAAAATTAAATAGGCATAGCCAACTGCTACACCTCCTGAATAAGCTCTGCTAGTTTCTCCAGTAGAGTCATATCCTATTTTTAATTGTCCTATAAAATTATTTGTTATTGTTAATGTGGAATTAGTAACTGCAAAAGTTACTCCTCCTTTTGTATATCTATTGTTTTCAAAATTAGAACCAATTTGTAGTTTTGTTTCAGACTCCCAATAAAGGTTAGCGGGATACATTTTAGAAGCAACTCCTCCAGAGATATCGCTTTGAAAACACCACTGGACAATTACAAAAGGTACAAAGCCTAGATTATGAGTAATTACTGCACTCGTATCAGATGCTCCTATACTTGTACCAGAACTTAAATCATTTCCCGGCACTCCGAGAAGTCCTTGTCCGTAGTTTTTTAAATTTAAAGAACCTATTCCAACTTCTGAATCAAATTGTAAGTTATCACGACTTGTTAAGTTATTACTTCCATCTACTATATCAGTACCTGATTTGGATACATATAGTCCATAATCTTCATTATTTGGTTTTCCTACTAATAATCTTTTTGCCATTATGCTGGTCCTCTTATTACTGCGTATTTTACACTTTGCGATGCAGGAGTTACTTTAAATCCTACACCTATAAAGAATTGTGCTTGAGGATGATCAGAAACAAAACTTGGGTAAGCGTAAGGTACTCTAAATGTTATTTTTTTATCTGGGTTATTACCTTCTGCATCAAGTTTCCAATTACTATTAGTATTAGTTGCATCTCCCATTGTTACTTTTACAAATACATCGCCGTATACAATTACGATTGGATTTGGAATAGAAATATCAGAAAAAGTTCTAGTTATATTGTTATTTGTTATACTCCCACCGCTAAATCCGTCTCGAGTGACTGTAATTGTTTCTTCAAAGATTAATTGACCATATCCTTTTTGTCTACTATCAAATATTAATTGATCAGCGTTTGCATTTGTAACATCTACTCCTGCTCTTGATACGAGTAGCCCATAATCACTTCCGTCTATTTTTCCTAATAATACTCGTTTACTCATTTTACTAAATAACCCCCTGCATAAAAGTTTGAATCTGAAGTTAGTATACACCCCTCTAATACTGTGTCTAAGTGAGAAAGTTGGTCTATTCTTTCTAACTTACTATGATCTGTCAATAAGTAATCTCCAACTAATAAGCTTTCTGTTGCTTTCCAACTCCAACTTCCATCTCTGTTTACATAGAACTCTACATCATTTTCTACGAATAGTTTATTGTTTATGCTGTATTGTTGACTGCAAACTCCTGTTGTTTTTATTCCTGTTACTTCTCCTTCGATCGAGTTATAAGGATCAAAGTCTTGTGCTTGTAGTTTATCTTCTACAGAGAAATGTTGTATAGCTTTTCTTAATTTATCTGGAGTTGATATATAAGTGTCATTTTTAATAATTTTCATTATAAACCTCCTCCTGGGCTACTACCTGTTGTTACTCGGAAAGTGTCTGACACTCCTCCGACTGATATAGTTCCTTGGTGTAAAGTAAAAGCATCACTAAGAGTAACTATTCTTACTGTTATTGTATCATTATTTACAACTGTTTTACTTGAAGTACTAAAAGTTCCATTGTTTACTTTGAAAGCACAGTTATCACTTGTTGTAAGAGTAGCAGTAGTACCTGTATTTATTCCTGTAATTGTTACTGTGTCTTCAAAAGCACTTAAAATAGCTGCTCCTGTTACATCTGTAAATGAAAAACTATTTGGGGTTGTATCTGAGCCTGCAGTTGTTGTAACTGTCATACTATCAGATATTGAGCCAATGGTAATTGTTGCTGTTCTTGCTGTACTATTTGTTCCTGCCGAAGGAAGTCTTAAATATATTACATCTCCATTATTAACTGTTTTATTACTTTGATTAAATGTACTATTGTCTGTACTAAAGCTGCCGTTTGAGTCTCCGCTATAGACTGCTGTTACTGCTGTATTTATTCCGCTAATTGTTACATTAGAATTAAAAGTAGTATTTAATGCAGCATCACTAGTGTCAGTGAAAGTAAACTGATTTGGAGTTGTATCTGCGGCTTGTCCATTTTGTTGGAATGTAAAAGTCATTGTGTGTGAGTGCCCAAATTGAGTACTCGTTGTATATGTAACTGTAGCAGTTCTTGAACTTGTAGAGGTATTGCTTTGACTTGTTAAATTCCAAAATCCTGCAGAAGAATTTGTAATAGTGCTTGAAAGCCACCCACCCGAATTATTACTTATACTTGTTGTTGTTGTTCCCCAATTTGCAGAATAAGTATTGTAGTTTCCTCCAGATCGTTGAAAAGTTGGTTGATAACTATTATTTTCTCCTGCTGCACTTCTTCCTGTATAGTTTCCTATTCCTGATAATGTTACTACAGGTGGAACAAGTTTTGTTGCTGTAAGATTAGAACTGTTTGCTTCTCCGACATTTCTTGCATAATATGTTACTGCACTTCCACTTCGATTTTGTGAAAAACTGTGTCCATTTGATTGCCAATTACTACCATCATTTGAAACTTGCGGAGTTCCTGTTCCTCCACTTGCTGTTGCTGTAACTGTTTGTGATGTTCCGCTTGTATTTGTTGTTTGTGTAAGTGTTAGTGCTGTTGGTGGAGAAGCCGTTACTTGATCTCTGTTTGTGACTCTCCAAGTATCTGTCACTCCCCCAATATTTATTGTTGTTTCAACAAAATTACTTGTTCCAAGAGTTGCATTTGAAGTAAGTCGTACATTTATACTTTGTCCATTTGTAATTGTTGTTGAGTTTGTATAGCTTCCACCATTAACACTTACTGTTCCATTTCCAGAAGCAGTAACAGTTGCAGCTGCATCAATTCCTGATATGTTTATTGTATTTGAAGTAGTTACTGTACTTGCATTAGAGCCTGTTACATCATTAAAAGAAAAGGCATTTGGTGTTGTATCTGAAGGAGCCGCTGTACTTATAACAAAGTTTCCTGTTACTCCACCGACTGTAACTGCAATAGTTTTTGACCCAGAAGAAGGAGCAGTTCCCGAAGCTGTAATAGTAGTTCCAGTTACAATACCAGTTGTTGGGCTTACTGAACCATTTGTTGCACTTGCTGTAGTAGGATCTAATAGTCCAGCCATTGTTGCTGTAGCAGAATGACTGCTTCCTGCTGTAGCATTACTTACTGCTGTAAAACTAAAAGAGTCAGGAGCTTGGTCGACTGCTGCAGAAACATGAGCAGTTGAAGTAGAAACTACTCCACCTTGTTTTGCCCAGTAATATCTTGTAGTTCCTCGTGATTGTGTAAAGTCTGTTGAAGTTTGATACCCCGAAGAAGGCTCAGAAGTTGAAGTACTTTGTGCATATGTTATTGTTCCAGAGTTATTAGTACCATTTGAAGCAGATACTTGAACTGTATCAGCAAATGGTGATGTTGTGGCTCTTGCTGTTCTACTTACGCTATTAATTGTAGGAGCAGAAGGCGATGCTCCTGATCCGCCCCCGCCTGAAGTATTTGGCGTTGGTTGAGTAGTAGTGTTAAAAAGAGCATCTGTTTCCATTTTTCCATACTGACAAGGAATTCGTAACATTAATATAGATACAGAGGCAGATGCATTTGCAGCTATTCCTCTATCTTCTATAAAAGGGTAGTCTGTATTATTTTGACCGTGATGTTCATATTTTGTCGCATCAACATACTTAGCTTCTATAGAGTTAATATTTGAACCTGAGCCTGAAGTACTTAGTTCAAATAATCCTCCACCTGAATTAGTAGGCAATCCACTAATATGAGTAGAATCTAAATCATAAGTATATCCAATGCTAGGAATTGTTCGAGTTTCATTATAACCACTTGTGGGATTACGAACTTGATTTTCTACAATCTGGTATGCTGGAATGTAGTAGTTATTGTCTGATCCTAATGTAGAAGGTAGATTTGTTACGGCGCCCGAAGTCATAGTAGTTACTGTAGTATCAGTTACTATAACGCCTGATCGAAAAGATCTTTCACTTGTTGCTCCAGAAGCTGTAGTTGTAGCTCCAGAATTAAACAATAAGTCTTTTGGAGAGGATGTTGTAGTTACGTCTACGCCAGGCTTAGATATAAACAATCCATAATCTGAGCCTTTTTTACCAAGTAATACTCTCTTTGCCATTATGAATCATCCGCAATTATTATTTGACCGCCATTTGCTGCAGAGATTTCTACATAGTTTGTAGATTGAGCTGAGGTTATTCCTAAGAATAGACTACCAGCATCGAGTCTAGTTACCGCACTAAATTGTGCACTTAATCTTGTATCCTCATTTTGAACATTTCCTAAATCTACGTCTCCTTTTGTTGTGCCTTCTCGTATAGAAGAAACACTTGCTGTTGCTGCATCGCCTAAAGACGATGTTAGTGTTAAACCTGCAGCATTTAGTACAGTTACTAATCCTGCAGTGGATGTAGATCCTGTTCCACCTTGTGATATTGGTAAAGCTCCTGAAAGACTTGTTATTGCTAAAGAACCTGTACCGCTTAATTTAATCTTATCTGCAGTGATTGTTCCTGTATCTATATTTCCACCATCAATCGTAGTAATATTACTACCACCTACTTCTGAGAATGTTCCACCACTAAATGTAACAACTCCTGTAAAACTTGTATGTTTTACAACACTACTATAAGCTACTGAGATTGTAGTTGAACCCGCTGATGACTCTGTTCCATAGTATCGAACAGTATAGTGAACATTGCTTGATGTTGCGTCTGTAGTATTCGGAGAGTTTAACCAGACATCATTTGGTTGGTTTGTTGCTGTACTAATACCTGTTCCAGTAACTACTCCAGTACCAAATGTATAAGTATTACCGCTTGGAGCACTCGGTGGAGTGTTAGGGCTAGAAGATTTTTCATAGTATAAAGTAGCCTTGAATTGTTCGTAGACCAGCTGCTCCTGCAGAACCAGAACCTGAAGTAATAATTCCAATCGGAACTTGTCTTGTAAAAGTTTCTCCAGTATCAGTAATAGTTACTTTTAGTAGTTTTGGAGAAGTACTTGAACTTGCTGAACTTGCATCTACAGTAGCGCTTGTAGCAGTTAAACTTGTTGCTCCAGTAGTAAATGTTACATCTGATTGTGAACTACCGTCTGCCTCTACGATAGAGAATGTTGGAGTTCCTGATAAATTTTGAAGCGTTGCTGATACAGTAACATCTTGGTTTGAACCTGCGGGATCTAGATCTCCGTCAGAGTCAAAAAAGAAGTTTATTGAACCATGACTTACTTGTATGTCTGGTGAAAGTATTTTTGCAACACCTGTAACTCCTCCTGTTGCACTTGTAGGGTGAAAAGCTGAAACTATATTTTTTCTGGCTTTTAATTGATTTGTTAGTCTTTTTGTTCTTACCCAAAAAAACTTAGTTGCAGCACCTGCAATTGTGTACGTAAAAGTTGTTGCATTACCAAGTCTAGGAACCAGTACAGTTGCATTTGCTCTATTATTATCGTCTGAGACATGAATCTCTATATCATCACTTTCATCAACAAAGTCTGTTGGATTTGTCCAATTAAGAATTACACTTCCTGGTTTAGTTGTGGTTGCTGAAAGATTTGTTGGAGCGCTAGGTGCAGCTAAAGGCTGAGCTTGTGTGGATGCTTCTTGTCTTAGCTCATTTGCTCTTGCAGCAGTAATGATATACATATCATCTGAGTATTCCGTTGCTTTTATAGCAACAGAGCAATCTGCATTAAAGTTTAAATTATTAATTCGGAATAGCTTACTAGAAAACCCAAAAGGCTCATATGTAAGAGCTATAACTTGACCAGCTTTTAGCAATAATCCTTTTGGTCCTATCTTAAAACTAATTTCTCTACTGAATCTTGTACTAATTAGTTCTTTTTCTGTTCCTATTCTTGCGTTATAATAGTTTGTAATACCTGTATAATTAAAGTTTCCTGTTTTTATTACTTTTCTATCTGCTTCTAAGAAGTTCTTATTAAAGAAAGACACACTTCGTGATGCCCAGTTATTTGCTGGATCTGTAATGCTTGCTTTGATTGTATTTTTCCCATTACGTACTGAATTATCCGTTAATGAAATGCTGCCAATAATATCTGTATTATCTATATATTCTGGATTAACATTCCAGTCATAAGTCTCAGAATTAAATGTTGTACTTGTAGTAGGTGCTGTTGCTTGTGTTTCTATATCAAGAACATATTTTCCTGCCTCATAAGAAAGTAATCCATTCATATGAGATAAGAATACGTTCATATTTTCAAAAATTGATTTTGAAGTATCTATAATAAAGTTTGTTTGATGTCGAGTTACAAAACATTGCTTGTGATGTTCCCAACCATAGTATCTCCAGTATTTTACAAAGTCTGAATCATATAGTGAATATGTAGGATTAATTGATTTATTGCCTACAGCATCAATAGTTACAGTACTCGGACCTGACCCTGATTCTTTAGTTAAGTCGAAAGTTCCTGCACTTATATACGTAGCTCCTGAAACTGTTCCAGAAGTATGCGTAGGTTTTGCTGTAATATACCCTGCTCCAGATTTTTGATAAAGATTATCTTCTGTTACTATATATTCATCATCTGCATATGCTATATGATTTCCATATAAACGAATAAATTTACCTGATAAATTATCAAAAGTTACTGTATTTGTTCCTACGCTTTTTACTCGTCCTGAGCCTAAATGATTGCTACTCGCATCTGCTATTTTGTAGTAATCTCCTACTGTTATACCTGTTGTTCTTGTTCCTAGTGTTAGAGTTCCTCTTACTTCACATAGTTTTGCAGCTGAAATAAAAGAGGCTAAATCTATATCTTCATTTATGTCAAGATTTTTACCATAGCGAACATCCTTCATATAATCAAGTAATTGTAGCGCTGTATTTGTTACTGCTCTTTTATCTCCTTGTGCACCTGATATATCAAATCTTACTCTGCCTGCATCATAGTCAGCTTCTTTTAGTGTAGTAAAAGGTTTTTCTATTTCTATTCTTTTTTCACTTGCTGTGTAGCTTGTAATTCTTTGTTCTTCTCCAGTATGTCTTAAAGTAATTGTTGCTCCTGTAAAGTCTGCATTACTATCAAATCCATCAAAAGGTGCACCTGATCCCCCCATATAGAAGTTTCGACTTTTATATATATCTATATTTAGTACATTTGGGACACTACCTATGGCAACACCACCATTGTTTGCTGCAACATATTTTACATTTTTAAGTGTGAGAACATCCCCGCTCCATGTGCCTACAGCTTGATTATCCTTATAGTGTCCTAGTGTAGTACAATCATTTGTAAAGAAACTATATAATGCTTTTCCAGGCTCGCTTGCTAATTCATTTGTATACCCAGCTTTTAATAAAGTTGCGTTAGCATTTGAAAAAGTAAATTGCACTTCATTACTTGCATTTACTCCAACAGCTGTAGGGGATTGTGCATATACTGCAAAAGGTTTATCTGTAAGATTTTTATGATTAAATGTTCTCATGTGCCAATATTGAGCGGCACCTGTTTTTTTAAGTCTTAAATAAGTTTTTGCTGGGAGACCGTTTACTGCATCTAAGTCTGGTGTTTGGTCTAAAAGAAGTCGTTGATGGCTTGTTCCGTCATTATTTGATAGTAAGTACTTATGTAGTATCCTAAAACTTGTATCCGAAGGAAACCCTTCTACATTTGTAGTAGACCAAGAACTTCCGTCTGTACTTTTTTCAACAGTAACAGTATCTCCTTCTTTAAAGTTTGTATGTGCATCACTTGCACCTAGTACTGCATCAGGAACATAAGAGTTATCAAAGTTAAAACACTCTAATACTCTTCCTCGAACGACATATTCTAGTTCTGGGATTTCTGTTGAATCTGCAGATATTACAAATGCATTTACCATATACGCAGTATCTAGTAATCTATGGTCAGGACTCCAATAAGGAAAGTCTCCTGTATAGTAATCATTTTGTCTTTTAAACCCAGTGCCTTCTGCTTGAGTTACAAGCATATTGGAAGCTAGTTGAGAATTTGATCCTTTATTAAAAGTAAAAGACATATTATGTGGATGAGATATACTTCCGTGCTGTTGATGTTGTAACCCTGCTGCATCTGCTGCTTGAGCAGTTATACTTGGTACATTTGTCTGAGATACATTTGCAAACCAAAAACTACCTTGTCTTTGCATTTGTCTCATTAAAGTTTTTAATTCTTCGGGTGGAGCTCCATCTTCTACTGCTTCTAAAAGCATTTGAGCTGCTGGAGAGTTTGCTACAAAATTTGTTAATGCGCTTGCTTGTGTTGTATCTGCAACTCCTCCAAGAGTGTCTCCTTTATCTGCTCTACCATAACACTGTAATTGACTATTGTCTTTATCACTGCCATTAGTAGCATTTCTTATTCCTGCGTCTGCTGCATCAGTACAAATTAAAGGTATCCCATCAATATATAAATTATATAAACTGTGTATTTCTCCTTCACATATTGCATCTGCAACATAAACTATTTTTGAATCATTTGCATCTGTATCAGCAAATACTGGTAAGCCAGGAAGTCTCTGAACTCCATAAACTACAGGTAAAAATTTTCCTTGTAATCCAATACTAAGATCAACTTCATTATCAATTTCTTTTTGCTCTGTGCTAATTACTGTCTTTCTACCCCCGAAAGCTCCTGCAATTCCGCCTCTTTTCTTTGTACTTACTTTTTGTACTGTTTCGTATGTTTTGTAGTTTGCAATTGCACTTAGTGTTGTTTCGGAATGTATAAATCCTAAGTCTGTTGCATACTCAGGTTTTATTGTCATTTCATCGTCTGGTATTCCAAATCCGTCTAAAGCTCTATGAGTATCATCTGTTGTCATTCGTCCACCAACTTGAGCCCAGTCTCCCCAATGACTTGTAAGATTCCATTTTACGTTACTTGCAGTTGCAGTCTCAGAAATAGAACATCCGCCAATAATTCCTTTGAATACAAGAATACTAGAATTTCCTAGGAGGTCTCCAGTTTCTGGATCTATGAATACTTTATGTATGAATACTTCTCGGTTGAGAAAGGAAGGGCTGGCAAGGCTTAGAGTTGCTTTGTCGTCAAGTACTGAGGTTAATTCTCCGGACTCTAAAGATATCGTTACTGATACTCCTGAATCAGTTGGATAAGTTGTTGTATCATCTGTATCGTTTCCTGTAGTACCAAATGTCATCTTACGATTATCAGTTGCAAATCCAGTAATAACATAAGTTACAGAAGTAACACCTGTAGAAAATGTACCACTATTTTTTGTTATTTTTACTACGTCGCCTTCACGAAAACCAAAGTCTACTAAGTCGGTAGCATCTGCGTCATCGTGAAAAGTAGTTGCTACTGTAAATGCGGCACTGCCGAAGTCTCCCACTATAGATAGGGAAGTTCCAAGATGATCTCCTGAAAGTGTAAGAGCCATATTTGTTGCTCTTGGTGAAGTTGTTTCCGAGTAAGAACCAATAGATTTTACTCTATTTGCTCTATAAATTTGAGAACCATTAGCCTGACCATTATGATCAGTACTAGTATCATTAAAACTTATATCACGGCTTGCATCTGTAAAATATGCATAACGATTTGCATTAGTACGAAATTTATCTGTATCTGGGTCTTTTGGAAAAGGTCTTTCAAACTTTATAAGATGAGCATACTCAAATTCAGAGTTGCTAACAAGTAGTTCTTCAATAGCTGTCGGGACTGTTCTTTTTGTCATTAGGCTTGAGCCTCCTCTAAGTTAAGGCTAAAAGTATACAAATTATTTGTTCCGAGTGAGTATTCTTGAACATCTGATTTTTGTACTACACGAAAAAGTGGACTTGCATAAGTAAGTGTTGAATTATCTGTTACATCTTTTTCAACTGGAGGCACAACATATAATCTTCTTTCATCAGAAGTATTTAGTGCAGTATCACTGGACAATTTGTTCGTTGAGTCTGCGACTCTTACCACTTTATAAATTTTATGATGATTGGAATTTCCAGAATCTGAGAAATTGAACATATCCCCAGGACGTAATCCACCAGTGAGACCATCCATTCCATCTACTAAAAAATTTGAATCGCCACTAGTTATAGTTCCTTGAACTGAAAGTGTTCCACTTGTTGTGGTTCGAGTTGCGACATGTTGTGGTAAAGCAACAAAAAATGGTTTAAGTCGTCCTCTTTTTTCAAGTAGAAAGTTGTAAATTGGTTCAAACTCATCGCGAGTCATAGGGTTATATGTAATACCTATACTCCAGTGATGACCAACAATCGACCTTGTAGTTACACGACCACTGTTTGTTCTTGAAAATGATACAGGTTGATTTGCAGTAAATTTAACCGAAGCGAAGCCTGGTCCAGCTGTTCCACTGTTACTATTTTCTCCAGCTTCTGTTATTTTAAAGTTAGGATCTGGTAACCTGTTTGCAAATGCACTAAAAGCCATTATCCACTCCCTCCATAAACATCAGAATCAACTGCTTCTAAGAAAGCTTCTCCATTGTCATTTGCTGCTTGTCTAATCATTGATATTATATTTCCTTGTTGTTCGTTGAGCATATTTTGTACGCTTGCTCCATCTACTGCGCTAATATTAAAGTTGATGTTTTGTCCTTGTCCGCCAAGAGCATAGTTTGGTGTTATATCAATCGGTTGTGCAGGAGATATGACTTCTGGTCCTCTTTCTCCGACTACTATTGAATCTCCGCCATTTGCATACCCTTTTCTTCCCATTGCTCCGCCAGGTGTAAAGTTATTTGCACTTGTTCCTACTCCTCTATCTCCTCGTAAGTATGATAATTCTCCACCAGAGGCTTTTTGTCCTACATCTACATTGTTACTTCTTCCTCCAATGGTAAGTGCTGTATTTGCAACGGCAGGGGTGTCCCCACTTCCTCCATTAAATTGTGTTTTCCTAATTATAGCTAACTGAGCTGCTCCCATTGCAGCAACTACCATAGCTAAAGGTGTTGCGAAGAATCCTACTCCACTTGCTGCCATTGTTTGCATAACTGCAGCAGCTGTAGAAGCTATAACTTGAGCCATTTGTATTTTCTTTTGTGTCTCAAATGATTTTCTTTGTAAAGCTTCTTTTTTCTTTTCCATTGCGGCTATTTTAGCAAGAGACTCTGCAGATTTTCCGTCGACTCGTTTTTCAGCTTCAATTTGTTGGTCGATCATACCAATTCTTCTATCTGAGTCTGCTTTCATAAGAGACCCCATTTGTCCAAGTATTGCACCTGTAGTTTCTGCAATAGCTGCATGCTTTAATAATCCTGCAGATTGAGCTGAAATACCTTTTGTCATTATTTCTGTACCGTCTTCGCTAAATACTCCAGTTCCTTTAATTGTTGCTTTATCGATCGCAGCAAAAGAAGCAGCTATACTTGGTCCGATTTCTACAAGTGCTGCGGAGAAGTTTGATAGAGCTCCTATGACTGCTCCTTCTTCCCCAAAAGTATCTACCATTGTCTGTCCAAAGTCTCTTAAAGTGCTTCCTGCAACGATTAACTGTTGATTCACTGTTTCTATTCCGTTAGTTGCATTTAAAAATGCTGACATTATGCTCTTTTGTAGTCCTTCACTTACTAAATCATCGCTTCCAAATGTTTTTGCGAAAGCTTTTTGTAGTGGTGATACATCAATATTTGATGCCTTTAGTATCTCTTTCTGAAGTTGTGTTTCTAAGCCTTCAAACATATTATTATTATCACTAATTAAACTAATAGCATCTGGAAGGCTTATCATATCAAATTTTTCATATGCTTTTATTTGCGCATTTAGTAGCTCTTTTTGTATTCTAGCAGAGGTTAACTCTATCTCTGCTTTTTCTGTTGCAAATTTTATCTTATTTTCTTCTGCTTCTATTTCTGCTCTTAACTTGGTTATAGCATCTGTATCTTTCATTCCAAGTTTTATAGCTGCTATTTTTTCTTCAGTAGCTAGTAATTTTGCTGAGAAACTTGCAATTCTTTCATCTAATTTTAATTGACTTTTACGAATTGCAACTCCTGCGTTGCCTATATTTGCTATCATTTGAGCAGAATTAAGTTCTTCTTTTAGTTGTATATTTGTAAGTTCTTGTAGTTGTAAATCAATTTTTGCAATTTCTAGCTCTTTTCCGCCTTCTCGTGTTAGTTCTTTCTTTTTGTTTACTAAAGAATCTATTATTCCAAACTGAGCTATTTCTGAGTCAGTAATATTTAAAGAATCTGCAAGTATTAAGTTACCTACCTTAAATATATCTTTACGAAGTTGTAATTCTTCTTCAAGTATTGTATTTTGAATTTTACCTGCGTCAATACTTTTACCTAGAATACTTTTTTCAATTTTTTTTAATGATTTTATTTTTTCTAATGTTCCTTTTCGTTCTATTTCTTGCTTATTCATTAATATAAGCTCTGCCTTTGTATCTTTAAAAGCTTTTATTCCTGCTTCTGCTAATTCTACTTGTTGAAATAATAATTCGTTTCTAGCGGTTTCTACGTCTAAGGTTCTGTCAACTTTATTTCCATCTTTATCTACACCTTTTTTTAGTTTACCGTCTACTTCTTTTTGTAAGTCTGCAGTTGCTCTATCAAGTTCTGCTTTTGCTAAGTTGAACTCGCTTTGTGCATTTACGAATGTTCCGCCTAATAAAGTTCCGATAGACGCTCCTGTTGCAGAGAAAGCTGCAGAAAGTTCTTCAATTCCTTTAGTACCAAATGCAATTTCGGATTGTTCAGTTATTGCTTGAATACCTTTCTCAAAAGAAGAAAAAGCATTAATAATATCTGTGGTTGATGTTTTTGGTAAAAATTTCTGTATAAACTGTGAACCGACTTTTTCAGCATCTTGTAATGCCGTTGCAAAACCTGCAATTGCTCCATTTAAATCTCCAAATTTTTTCTCTAAATTATCAACAATGTTTTCTGCTGCTTTTAAAGCGCCTTCAAGCTCGCCCTCTGCTAGAGCATCTGTGAAAGGTTTAAGAGAATCTGCAGCTGCACCTGCAAAAGCAGGTATCTTGCTGTTTAATAGACTAGTTAAAGCTTGTACTTCTGCAGAATCACTTACATCAAAGAAAGAGTTTAAAGCTGTTTTGGAATTTTCTGCTAATCCTGGTAATTTAGCATTTAATACTCTTTCGAGCTCGTCTAGCTGGGCGTTAGCCCCCTCACCAATTCCACCAGTAAGATCATTAAATAGTGTATTATTTGCACCTCCTGATCTTTGTGTAAATTCAAATTGAGCAGCACTTCCTCCTGTATTTATTCCACTTTCTCCTAGTTCGTCTCTTTTTACTATGGCTTCATTCATTTTTTCTGTTATCTCAGAAATTTGATTAGATAATATTGCACTTGTTCTTAATTGAAGTGCACTTGCTGGACCTGCTGCCATAAGAGCCTTATTGTATTCTTTTGCTTTATCAGGCATACCATCAAGTATTACGCCTAATTCTTTCATAGTTTTATTATATTCTTTTCTTTCTTTTGTATTATAAAATTTGTCAAAAGCAATCATTGCTACACCTATTGCTATAGCTACACCAGCTATTAAAGGTAGGAATTTTACAAAGCCTGCTACTACAAAACTAAGACTAGAACCTACTAGTTTAAAACTTCTTCCTAAGAAAGTGTTTAGTTTTGTTAAACGTCCTGAATTTTTTTGTGCTTCTGCTAATTTTTCGCCTGTTTTCTTCCAATTTTTAAAATTAGCACTTAAAGCTCCACCAAGACCAATTTCTCCAGCAGTAAAAGCAGCTGTTAATTTAGCTCCTTTTTTTGCAAATTTAGCATCTTGTTTTGCTATTATTGATCCTAGTCCTGTACTTGAACTTCCTCGTTGTGCTTTTAGTAGTTTATTTTCTTTAATTATTTGTTTATCAATTAATCTTAGTTCTTCCTTTTTTAATTCTAATTTTGCCTTGTCCGTGAACATTCCATCTTTTATATTTTTAGCACGAAGTTTTGATGTTTTTGTTAAAGAGGCAATTCGAAGTTCTAGTTTTCTTGTAGCACTGGCTTCCGATTTTTTTGCATTAGTATAAGATGCCGCTCCTAGTTTGAAGCCTTTTGTTTTCTTTGTTAAATCTTTTACTTCTTGTTTTGCCGCTCCACTTAAAGCTTTTGCATCTACAGCGGCTTGTGTTGCTCTGGCGGCAGATTTTTCTGCCATTTGACCAAGAGCAGGTACTATTTGAGTAGCAATTGTACTACCAAAAAGTAGCATTGTTCCAAATAGTGCAGTTGTACTGTTTGCAAGTATTCCAATAGCTCCATTTAACATAAGTGTTTCATTAAAGAAAGTAAAAATATCTTTTGTTAAATCCCCGAATGTTGCTCCTAATAATTGATATGCGGTTGGATCTGCAGCTTCTGCAAAATCTCCAAATTTTGCTGTACCTTGTTCAAGAATCTCATTCATAAATGCTGTTCTTCTTTCCATTTGTGTTAAAGAACCTGCTGATTTCCCTAATGATGCAGCGTATTTTTCTACAGCATCATCCAGACGAACCATAATACCCAATTCATCTAAAATTTCAGGTTCGAGTTTAATCGCACCCCGTGTTAACCTGTCAAATGCATCTGGTAAACTTCGTCCTAATGTTAGGGCTGCTCCTTTTGCGACTTTTGCGAGTCCTTCTAATTCTACTTCACCGAATCCACCAGATATACCAATAGCAGCAGCACTAGATGCTTCTTCTAGGGTTAGTGCCATTCCTGTGGCTTCTCTTAAGTTGTCGGCAAGAATACTAAGAGTTCTTCCAGATTGATTTCCTACAATCTCGAGACCTTCTCTTAGTTTTTGAAATTCTGCTGCTCGTGATAGAGCATTAAATGCAGCGGATGCTGCAAAGACGTTGGCGGCTAATGTTGCGTAAGCACCTACAAGAGATGTACCTCCACTTCCGCCAATGGTTTGTGATAGTTTGGAAAAGTTCTTTGTTTGGTTAGCAGTCTGTATGACTCCTTGTTTTTGGCGACCATACTGTTTATCTTGGGTTTTACCAAGATTCTTCGTTTTTTTATCAGTATTATCAATAGACTTAGCAAGTTTTCCTTGTTCCTGCTGTACTACTTTAAATCCTTTTGAAGTTACTACAACCTCAAATGCTACTTTATTCGCCATTAACGTCTCTTAATTTTATCTCTCTCAGCTTTAATTCGTTTCTGAGAAGCTTCGATTGCTCTACTGTCTAACCACAGTATTGTTTCTAATACATACTCTTCGTTGTGTTCTTCTACTCCATATCTGTGTAGTAAGAATTTAAAATTAGTATAATCTTTTCCTACATACCCAACATCTGGAAATATTCTATCTCCTAAACTGTGAAATATATTGACAGTATTTAGAGTTAATTCAGGAAAATCATTCCAGTCTTCTGGACATTTTTCCCAGTCGGGATCTTCCCCCATTTGCTCCATCATTTCCAAGTATTGATCCTTGGTCATTCCTACATCTTTGTTGTCAAGAAATACTTGGAGTCTCTTTTGTAACTTTTCCTTGTTCTTCGTTGCGAAAATTTTCTAAATCAAAGACTACCTCATTGAGCCAGTTATCGAATTCTGAAGAATTTTCAACTAATTGCTGAGCATTTTCTTCTGAGAATTCCATTTCAGCTTCAGCGTCTTGCCCTTTAAGATCTACAAGTAGTAAGTCTTGTAAATAACCTAATTGCAGTCCTTTCCAATTTTTAACTGTTGATCTTGTAAATTCAATAATAAATTTTTCATCATTTAATTCATCTTCAAATTGACGAGTTTTACGATTAAATTTATTAATTGTACACTTCTTACGAAGATTTGTTAATTCTTTTCTTGAGAGATTTGCAAGTTCTACTTCAAATCCCATTAATCCTGGGAATTCCACCCAAGTAGTTTTACTATCTACTAGTAATGATTTTAAATCCATGGTGTTATATCTCCTAATATGTTATAACGGTTGATAAATTTGCAGGATTGCCTATCAAACGATAGTCAAAAGTCTGCGTGAATACTTCGCCTTGACCCATTCTTTTTGTAAACATGCAATTTGCTAAGTTTGCGTCTAAGAATGTGCTGCCATTGACGACTGTTTTAATACGAACACTAGTGTCTGTATTAAAACTTTGCACAGTACTAGAGTTGTCGCTAGTAAGATATTGTACTATATTACCAGATACGACTCTTCTTCCGAGGGTAAACCCAGAAGGGTACATTGCGTTTGAAGCATTTGTAACTGAAAGACTATTATGTAATGTTTCATAAGGTGTCCATTGTATTTCATTTTGAACACTTAGTGTAGCAGATATGATGTTTGAAACATCTGATCCACTTACTTCAACATCTATAATGTTTGTGGTGGGAGTTCTTGTCGAACTAGCACTAACCAAAGAACTTGGTAGTGAATAAGAAGCATTTCCTACTCTCTCTAACTTTTGTGCCTGTCCTTGAACATTTAAAGTTAGTGGTGAGTTTTTAGCTAAGTTGAAGTCGCCATTTGTAATGACACATTCATTTAACTTAAAAGTGCTTTCCCCTGTTACAATATAAAGGTCAAAAGAATTAACTCTTGTTTGCCCTTCTGTTGCATCATAATCAGTTAAAAGTGCTTTCACTATTGTTTCATCTTTCTCTGTTGTTAAATATACTGAGAAACTAAAACTAGCAGGGTTTGCTTTTGTTATGCTTGTTCCCTGAAACATTTTTGTCTGATCGTGCAAAGTCTTTACTTCATATGCATCTTCCGCAAATGTTTGTGAGAACGACACGTTGGGAGCCGTTACTAATAAGTAACGGCTTCCTCCATGTACGAGGTGTACCTTACTTTCTCTAAGAAAGTTGTACGATGTCATTGTTATACAGTGTAGTCTGTGGCGTATTGAGAGTCTGAGTGAGTTGTTAAACCCTTATATTTGACAGTCATTTCGTCGCCTGTTAATAAGTCTGTTCCGTGAGCTGNNAATTCTACTGAAGTAGAAATCAGATCNNCNGTTTCGATTGTTGGTACNGTCATATGTGCNTTTGGAATATCAAATTCAACAACTGGTACAGCACTTGAAGCGCCTCCCATNAATAAGCTCATATCAAATACGTTANTAACTAAGTCGGTTGCACCAGCTAAGTCTGTAAGTAATTGGTTTGAACCATTTGCTTTTGTATCCAAGTAACATGTTAANTTACCAGTAATCTGTCTAGATCCTGTAAAAGATCCAATTGGTTTGTCAATAATACCTAGTGTTTCAGGTGTTACATATGTTACGTTATTAGCAATAGTAATAGAACCACCAGTAATGTTAATATCATATGTCCTTGCATCTAACCCATTAGAAGCTGCACCACCACCTTGAGCGGCTGCAACAAGTGTTAATGTTGACAATTTGTTTCTTAAGTAATCAGCGTCATCTGGTCCAGTTGAATCAGCATAGTTATAACCTTCTACATAAGTAGCAGTTGTAACTGAAGTATCTGTTCCACTTGGTTTTGCATGAAGTGTTTTTGAAGGATCTTCGATTGCTGTTGAAACTTGGTCAATTGTTGTTGCGTTTCCAGACCATGTTAACTGAGCAATACCATCAATTGAGAAGTCAATCTCACACTGATTTACCTGTGCTTCATTCAAACGATAAGTTGTATTTTCAAGAGCAAAGAATATTGAAAGTTTCAATAATTCATGATGTTCTGATCTTTCAAAAGATACATCAGCGTCTGTAGAATCTACAGTAACTGATGGAGCAGAAGTTCCAGTTAAAGAACCGTCTGTAATATCTTTACCTGATATAGAAGCCCAAAGAATATTTTCTACCATATCCATGTCGCCACTTTGTCTCCAACTGTTTGTTCCATGCTTGAAAGGTCTTACATATGTTCCGAAAGACCATTCTGCAGGTGGTAAAGAGTCGTTGAATCGTTTTGAACCACGGTTAGGTGTAGCACCCGCTTCATTAATTGTAACGTCGGTGCTTTCACTTCCTTGTGAAAAACTATATCCGTCTAAAACACCAACTCTGAAAGTGTTGATTTTCTTAGCAGTAGCTGAACCATCATGAGTACCATTACCCTTAAATAGTCCTAAAGCTACTCTTGAGTTGTCAGTTGTTGTTGTACCTGTAACACCATTTACTGTTAGAACGAGTCCATTGTCTCCACTTCCACTAGAAGCTGTTGAAGTTGCAGTTTCGTTATCTACAAATCCAGAGCCTCGGAAGTTATTTGGAATATAGACTTCAGTAACTGCACCACTGTTTACAGCAGCTACGATTACTTTTAATCCTGTTCCAGATCCACTGGTTGTTCCCATGGTAACTACATCGCCTACAGCATGGTTAGTGTTTGTTCCGCCGATTGCATCAACAGTTTGAACTGACCCACCACTTGCGTGTACTCCATTTACAGAGCTGACAAATACTTTCGTATTTCTCGATAAATTTAAAGCCATTTTGCTTTCTCCGTTTTATAATGGAAAGGGTGCGGCTACATTTTTATGTGCCTTACCTGTTTCCTAATATCGTACTCTGACTGTCATTTCTCCAATTCCTAAAGGAGCAATAACTCCTTCATCAGTGCTTATGCTTCCTATTGTTAAAGAAGTTGCACTTTGACTTGGGTCGACACTGTCGTCGTACACTAAATTATCATTATCATCGATGACTCTTTCGATATCTTCCATTAATAATGCTAATGTTTCTTGAGCATCGTTATTATCATTAATATATGCTCTTATTGTTAAATCTAACAATCTCCATTTAAAGTCACCAGGTTGGTATTCTCTAAATTCATCGCTTGCTACTACGCAAACTGCTGGATATTGTTCTATCTCATCTAAAAATTTTAATCTTCCAGATACATTACTGGATACATTTGAATTGTAAGGATGATTCCCGTCAATTCCTTTTATTTTTTCTACGAGAGCATCTACTACTTTTTTCCTTTTCGTTCTGCTTGCCATTATACTCTCCTAAGTGTAAATTTTGTTTCTAGTCTAGCTGCTGCTAATTCTCTTATGCTATTTTCTATAAGAGGTCTTGGATCATAGTTTATTGGGAATTGATCCCCACCTTCAAATACTCTATAAAGAGGACTATAAGTATAGTCCATATGTACTTGATTACCTACTGCCATTGCATTTGTTACTTGGGCAGACCTAGCAAATCTTCCTGTTTGGTTTTCAAGTGCAGGTCTTCCCATGTTTCCTGCAACCGTTTTAGCAAGTCTAGAGTTTACAAAAGCTCTTGTTTCAAAAGCTTTTCTCATCATTTCATTGTTGCCGCTTTCTACTTGTCCTAAACCTTGTTTTTTATCTTTCTGTTTTGGTAGTGCTATTCCTCTACTGCCTACAATTTTCTTTCTTTTCTTTGGTCCTCCTAAGTTGAGAGGTGCTTTTGCAGTTTGATTTTTACCTTTTGCATCAAACGTAACTTTACTTAAATTTACTGCTAGCTTTTTCTTATATAACCTTCTCATTGTGGGGTTATTTATAATTATAGCTAAAGCATTATCAGTTAAACTGTTAGAGCCTTTTCTGTCTTCAAATTGTTTATTTGTTTGTCCAACTAGTCGTTTTTTCGATTCTTCTTCAATATCTCTCTGTAAAGATTCTAATAAAGAATCTTTGTTTTTTGGATTTGCTAAAATACTACCATAGCCAGCTTCTTCTTGTCTTAAAACCTGATTTTTAAACCAACCCTCAGCGGCGTAAGTAACTTTAACAGTTCCTGTTAATCCTTTGTCTTTATTAAAAGATATTTCAATATCTTCATCTATTTCTATATCTAAATCATTTTTTCCTAAGGCATTATTTACCGAAGTCATCACAAAATCTTTTGCTTCTTGATCAGTTGCAAATGCTCCTGATTCTTGTGCAGCTTCTACAGCTGATTTTGCAAAAATACTTAGTCGTGATTCTGATACTGATACATTATGTCCAATATTAAAAGGGGACTCTTTACCGCTTTGTCCTTTAGAAGCATCTCTTAGTATATTGTCATATTTACCTGTTGCTTGTAAAGCTTTTTTTGTTTCTGTCTGTAATCCTTGAAACCAATTAAATATAACGGCATCTTGAACGCCTTCTTTAAAAAAGGCCGTTCCATAAAAAGATTTACCTTTTTTACTTTTTGTAGCTTCTGTTACCCAAATTACTTTTCCTCTTGGGTTTGCTCCTTTCTTTTTAGTTCTAGCTGAAAAATCATCTAACCATGCTGAACAGAAGTCTTCTACTTCCTTTTTTCTGTCTCCAAAGATTTCACTTCCTTCTCCCTCATACCCTTTTCCTTTTCCTGGTATTTTCTTTTGTTGAAGCATGATCTCTTTAACCATTATATCCTGCTCCATTTCAAAATCAGCAGGTATTCTGTTTAGAAGATCTCGTACTGGATCATCGGATGAAGAGGCTCCTCTTTTAATTGCCTTTACTATGGCTTCAGCATCCTCTTTTAGATTCTGTAATGCCATTTATTTGTGCACTTTATAGAAATCTAGTATCCTTTTAATATGGTCTGGAAATCCTATATTTTCTCTCAGACTTGTAGATACAGAGTTCTGTATTGAAGCTCCTGCTATTGCGAGTCTATCTTTTCTTTCATCTTTCAAATAATATTTTACTAAATCAAAACATGCCAGTTTTAAATCTTCGGGTGTCGAAGCATAACCTGACCTATATGTAACTTTTACTGCTGCTCTTCCTTTTGGAAAAGCTTTATCTGCNGTTGCAGTTGTTCTANAAATAGTATCTNGTTCAGTGTCTACTACGTATTCGTACTTACCACTAGAATCTGAGTTACCAGTTATTANAGTTGTATATGAGTCATCTTGTCCTGTTCTTTCTGCTACCAGAGAGACGCTGACAAGTGGGCTTTCATCCACTAAAATAGCATTTGTATAATCATCTTGAATATCAAAATACTCTGTTTTATCTGTTGAATAATAATCAACAAATGACGTGCCACAGTAAGTTTTTACTGCTTGACTTATGGCTGGCACTATAACATTTATTTTCGCATCTTCGGTCACACCAGTGATACCTGCGAAATCCTTATACTGTTGTAATGTTACTAAATTTGCCATAATTAAAAGTGTGGGGCGATTAAGGCCGCCCCACGAATCCTGTCTAAGCTTAAATTAAGAAGCTTTGTACATGTGTCCCCATTTAGAAGTAGCACCATCGATAAGATCGGTGAAGCCAATTCTTTGTGAAGCAACAAGCACTCTGCGTTGAGCAGCAACTTCGTAATCAGATTCCACGGTTACACCACGTAATCTTGGTAATACAAAGTTTCTAGGGTTAACAGCGATAGCTGCGAATTTAGATACTGCTGGAGTAGCGAACTCATCACATAATAGTACTCTTGATCCGAATACTTGTCCGATTTCACCACTTAGTTTAGTAGCCATGTCGCCTACTAAATTAGCATCTTGGAATTCAGCATCTTCTAGTAGTTCAAAGTATGTTCTTTGTGATACAACATAAACTACGTCTGCTGGGTTAACACCATATTTACCCATATTTTTTCTCATTGAAAGAAGTTCTGCAGCTGTAACAGTGTCAGAAGCGAAAGCAGTACTTGACTGTGTATAATCACTGTCATTTCTTGCTAAGTGTAGAAGCCCTTCAAAAGCTGCTCCACTTGTTCCGTATACACCATCAGCATCATCACCAGCTAGGATAGCGTTTTCAATACCTCTAGCGTGTGATCTTACCATAGACTCTCTAATTAAAGGTAGAATTGGCATGATAGCATCTTCTTCAGTTTCATTACCTAAGTAAGACTGAGAAATAAGTTTCTTAGTTGAAAGAGTCCTTTCAGTCATAGTAACACCAGTGAAAGGTGCTCCGTATGTATCGCCTCTGGTTTCTAAGTTACCATAAGGGGATGAACCTGAAGCAGCTTGGTTAGAAGTAAATTCTGCATAACCTGCATCTGGTAAGATTGGGATAATCATATTCGCAGAAGTCATAGCGATTTCTCTAAATAGAGGAGCTAGAACTAATTCGTTTTCGATATCTCTTTCGATGTTTGTTGAAACAACTTGTTCGAAATCAGCTGATGAAACTTCAACACCTGAATGTTGATTTACTTTTTCCATCAAAGATTTTGCCATTGGAGTGTCCCATCCTTTTCCAGTAGCTAGACCAGCAAATTTAGCATCTGCAATGTCTTGCTCGAAGGATTTCTTCCAATCGCCGTTGTTACCTTGTCTGTCAGAGAAATGTCTTTTAGACTCACGAATGTTCATGATTTCTTCAGATTTCTCAGCAAGTTGAGCTTCTAGTGATTTAACAACACCTTCTAAGTTAGTATAGTTATCATTCACACGTTTCTCAACGTCAGACATTAATTTTTCAGCACCTGTTAATCCAGCTTGGATTACAGTCTTTTGCTCTTCCTGTTTTGCTTCCTCGGAGGCTTTTTGAACTTCAGCTTCTTCAGTAGCTTTTTGAGCTAATTCTTCTGCAGCCTTCTGTTCAGCAGCTTTAAGTTCAGCTTGTTTCATTGCATACTGAGCAACTGCTTTTTCAGCAGCTTCTGCAGCAAATGACTCAAGATTAAACTCTGGGTTGCTCTCAGGAGATTGTTTTTCTTTTGACATATTTGTCTCCATTTCTTTGGCTTTCGCCGTACTTGGCTGCTCAATTTCAACAGCGTCTGCTGAATCGTTTGAGTTAGCCGTATAAAAAGTATGCTTGTACTTGTTGTATTCTTCCATGCTATCGAATGACTTACTTAGTCCAAAAGTTGCCCCTTGGTTGCAAGGTATTGATACTACAGAAACTTCAAAAAGCTCCGCGTCCTTTATTTTATATCCGTCAGTTTCAGTCATATAATCAGCGTCCTTGACTTTGAAACCAACAGAAAAAGCTCCAAGGACACCGTCTTTAATTAATTGCGTTACATCACCAGCAGCTTTAGATATCTTTGCAGATATTTCTAAGCCGTTGTCTGTAACTTTTAAATCTTTTGCACGACCAATCGGTTTATCATAATTATGATTAAACAAAATAATTGGATTACCTTTATAGTTTTCCAATCCACCTTTTGTCCAAGCATCAGATTCGATTATGTCGCCTGCTCTATCAAGAGCATTAGTACTAGCAGATCCTTTAATATCTACACCACCATCTTCGTTTTCGCCTAGTGATTTAAAAGTGCTAGTCCAATGATAAATTTTACTTGACATCTTTCTTCTCCGCTTTCTTGGCTTTAGGAGCCTTTGGTGCGGGAGCAGGAGCTGGAGCTTCAACAGCAACAACTACTGGATGTCTTTTCTTCATGGCTGATATTACTCGTTTCCAAGATCCAAATGCTCGTCTAAGCATATAGTCTTTTACGGGAACGTCTGTACCATGGCTTTTATAGGTTGGTAAATCCATTGATTCGACGCCTTGTTCTACGAACCAGTCGGATAATGCTTTTGCCATCATGTTTTTTGTCATAATTTTATTCTTCCTCTATTGGTGACGACTCTGGTGGTCGACCTCCCTCTTCAGGATTAACGGCAGAGCCTGCAATATTTTGCGGTACTCTTGGATCGTCAAATCCATCTACAGGTTCTTTGCCTATTGCTTCTCTTGCTTCATTTGGACTTATAATTCCAGTATTTACAAGTGTTGCATAATAAGCTGCTTGGTCTCTCAGTTCTGGTTGTAAAGCAGGTATTCCTGTTACATCCTCAGATAGTGAGAATCCAAAGTATCGTTCTAATGCATATCCTAACTTTCTTACGATTGGTAAGACAGTTTCAAGATAGTACAGTCTGTGATTGGGTCTTATGTTTGCGTTATTACCACCGTCCATTAAGATGGGTGGTATTCCCATGGCTTCTAGTATTATTTTCTCATTTGCTGTAATAGAAGCTTGGAAGTCTAATTCTTTAAAATTAATGTTAGTTAGGCTAGATACTTCTAATCCACCGTCTAATATAAGAGGGCGTCTGCCTCCTGTTGTTGGATTGTATCTCATGCTCCATGCTTGTAACATTCTTTCTTTAATTTTTTCAGAAAGAGTATTTGGAGATTTAAGTACTAATCCTGGAACTGCTCCGTTCTTGAAGAAGTTATCTTGAAAACTTCTCATGTTGCTAAGTAGCTGCATAGTTCTGTATGCTGGTTTTATTCTTGGAGTTCCTCTATAAATGGAGTTAAAGCTGTTTTCTTTAACATGTATAATCTCATTTACTGAATAGTCGATGCTGTTATCATATGTATATTTTTGAATATAATTAACATCATCAGTATAAATTGTAACTTTGTTTGCTGGTAAGTGGTACATATGAGTACCATCAAAATATATAAATATGTTACCATCAATCATTAAGTCAATAATTAAATTTCTTTTAAAAGTACTAATATCCTGAAAAGGATTTGGTTCTATATTTAAAAGTAAGTTAACTTTTGATTTACGAATATTTTTTAGTATGCTATTCGTACCAATTAGTTTGTCCCCAACTGCGAAAGGGATTTCAGAAACATCATCAACAATCATATTAACTGCTCTGTTAACGATTTCTAGTTGTTCATATGCATTACGATAATTAGGTACTACTTCACGAGAGTCTACGGTTAACCCTTCGTTTCTCGAAATAACGTATTGCGAAGGATTCAGCTTCTCTTCGTCGCTTCTTCCTAAAAATCTATCGTACCATGCCATATTTTTGTCTCTGCTTCTCGACCCAACGTTTTTGTTTCTCTGCTGTGATCAATCTGGGTCTTTTTCCGTATATTGAATGTAATCGTAAATGATGCTTATGGCAGAGGGTTACTGTGTAATCATACACTTTCTCCCAGTTATCATCAATAAAGGACTTTCGAAGTGCTAGTATGTCTTGCTCATTCTCTATAGTATAATTTTGTTTTTTCAACCAAGTTTCTAGTAATTCGGTCAGTCCGTAGTAATGATGAAAATCTAAGTCTATATTGCTTTCGCAAATATAACAACTACTTTGTTTCTTGTATTTGGATTTAGCCTTGTCTCGTACATATTTAACTAAATCTCTTTTTAATTTCATATTTCAACTCTTAATTAGAATTATACCAAAAAGTCACATCATATGTCAAGAACTGTTTTTTACAGGTCTTATTAAAACGTAGTGGCTGTAGTTTCAAATGTATACA